CAGGAACAGCACAATGGGTAGCCACTGATTACGCTTTGTTGATCAGTCAAACACAAGGTAATGCTACACCACTTACTAGTACTTTTATCACAGCAAACGTAAACAGTTCAGCAGAACGTACATTTACTGTTGGAACATCAAGTGGTATTACGGCTGGTGACAACGTGTTGATTATTGGTCGTCCAACCACAGGCGGTACCACTCTGGCAGTTGCCAACATCACCAGTGCCGCAACAACAACAGTCAACGTTGCCAACGTGGCAGCCGCTCCGTTGATTGTTGACGGTAGCTATATCATTGTTCAAACTGACACCACAAACGTTTATGAAACAATGGCAGTTACCAACGTTTCTGGCAACGCATTAACAGTTGTTCGTCAAACCAATAACACAAATTTGGCAGGTGGTAATATTACCATTGGCAATAGCGTTTTTCCTGTGAGCACTTTGGAAATAGCACAAGTTCAGTCAGTAACCGACGGTACCACAATTCAACTCAATCGCGGTTGGTACAACACCACTGCTGCCAATGCCTATGTTACTGGCACAGTATTGCAAAAACTCAGTGGCAACATTGAACTAGTGCAACACAACGTGATCAGTACTGCTGTAAACGGTACGCAAACTATTGCTCGTGGACAATTTAACACCACAGCATTGACAGCAGCCGGTGCAGGATCTCCAATGATTCGTATGACTGGTATGTTCTATGCAACAGGTTCAAACACAATTCCACAAGTGGGTGTGAACCAAAGCGACACACCACTTGACGTCAACGAGTATGTGAGCACACAAAATACCAACAACTCCAACACAGAAGGTGTTGGTCTGGTATTCCAAGCAAACACCAACAACTTCTTCTACTACCCACGTCGTAGTCCAAGTTTGGCCGCTGGATATCCACTGAATCAAACAGACACAATCATTCGTCAGGCATTCCCATACACTGGTGCTGACTTTGATGTAACAAGTATTGTGAGTGATGGCAACAACCCAAGCACAATTACTCATTTGTGCGAAGCAATGCGGCATTTATACCACGACCATTTGATGGTGGTGTGTTAATGGGTCCAGGCACTCCAACTCGTGGTGCAAGTGCAATTCGTGTTACAAAGAAATATTTCCGCTATCAATCTGGTAAGGGCATTTTGTTCTCCACTGGTACAGTGATGGCCCCAACCTTTGACATTACTGCGGTCAGCGCAGATGGCACTGCAATTTCAAGCAATATCACTGTGACCACAGACGTTGAAAATGGCTTGAATCCTGGTGCTTCAGTAACCATTACAGGAGTTACAACATCAGGTTACAACCAATCTAATTATGTTGTAACTTCAATCCTGTCAGACACCAGTTTCACAGTACAAGCCCAGGCGCTACTGGGAAGCACAACACCGGTACTGGGACAACAACCTCGATTGAATGTCACAGGCTGGCACGGTGCAAGTATCCGTGCTGGTATTTTTGATGATCAAAACGGTTTGTTCTGGGAAAACAACGGTATCACAGTGAATGCTGTACAACGTACAAGCACATTCCAACTTGCTGGTCTAGTGTCAGTTGGCGCAGGATCAAACCTTGTAACAGGTGACGGCAACTGCCGCTTCCAAGACCAACTCAACAACGGTGACCTGCTGGTAATCAAAGGCATGAGTCATACTGTTACCAGTATTATTGACAACAACCGCATGACAGTGGTGCCTGCCTTCCGCGGCGTCACCAATCAAAATCGTGTGAGAACAGCACTGCGTAACGAACTGCGTGTGCGTCAAGCAGACTTCAACATTGATCCCTTGGATGGTACAGGTGCATCAGGCTTTACACTAGATTCAAGCAAGATGCAGATGTATGGTATTGAATACTCATGGTACGGTGCTGGTTATGTACAGTGGATGATTCGTGGTCAAGACGGTAAGTTTATTATGGCACACCGTAGACCCAACAACAACTTGAACAACGAAGCCTACATGCGGTCGGGTAACTTGCCAGCACGTTATGAAGCCATCAACGAAACTCCAGTAACTGGTCTTAACGGTGCTATTAACGACAGTCAAACTACAATCACATTGCGTGACGCAACTGATTACCCGCCAGCTAGTGTGACATATCCTGTGTTTGTGATGATTGAAAGCGAAATTATCAAATACTCAGGCAAGAGCGGCAACGATCTAACAGGTTGCACACGCGGTGCAACATTTGTGCAATGGGCAGAAGGCCAAAGCCGAAGTTATACATCTAGCTCGCCAACTAGCCATGCTGACAACACAGGTGTTATTTTGATCTCCAACACTTGCATACCACTAGTTAACCACTGGGGTAGTGCAGTAGTTATGGACGGCGGATTTGACAACGACGAAGGATATCAGTTTACATACAACCGTACCAACTATGGTTTCCCAGCCACAGTTGGTGACAAAGCAGTGGCATTTGTCATGCGCTTGGCTCCATCAGTATCTAACGGTATTATTGGTGATTTGGGTGTGCGTGAACTTATTAACCGCGCTCAGTTGACATTGAGTAATTTGAATGTTCAGGTAACAGCAGGACGCTACTTGATTGAAGGTATTCTAAATCCCAACAACATTGATTCTGCCAACACCAGCTGGCAAGGACTCAACAATTTGGGCGGCGGATTCCAGCCTAGTTTTTCACAGTTCTCAACTTCACCACGTTACACATCAGAAGCCACAGGTGGCCTAACAGGTGCTCCGTTCAACACCACAGGTGGTCTAACACGTTCAGGTGTTAAAGTAACATTCAGTAGCCAGAGAACTTTTGCCAACCTAACACCTACAAACGTTTCAAGTTCGGGCGCAAATGCCAAAATCACTGTTCAACTCACAGCAGCAGGTACAGCATACTCTACCACCACCACGCAGATCACTGTGCAAACAGCTGGTGACGGGTATGCAGTGGGCGATACTATCAAGATTCTTGGTAACACCATAGGTGGCGCAACCACTGCTAACGATTTGACAATGACTGTTACAGCTATCACCAGTGAAATGACTGGCGGTGAACGTTTGTTTGCTATTCCAATTTCTACAACCAATTCGGGTGTGTTGGATCTAGGATCAGTTAAACAGATTGGCACAAGCTCTGTTCCCGGAACAGGAACTTATCCAAACGGTCCAGAGGTGCTGGCAGTTCAGATCACTGCGCTATCAACAACCACAACTCCAACAGGAGAGATTCAGTTACAGTTCCAAGAAAGTCAGGCTTAAAGACTTGCAAGATCCTGCTCAACCAGCAGGATTTTGCTTTGTACAGCTTCGAGATTTACAGTGTTCCATAAACCAGGGTGCATAGGTCTAGGCCATGCACCCTTGTCTATCCAAGCGTAGCCTAGATGTTCGTAGTTGAGTCGTGGAGTGAATTCTGTGGCAACCACACAAACCCATGTGTGATATTCAAATGCAGAGTCGGCACTTGTGAATTTTTCTAATGGTATAAGGCGCAAGTAAGTGGGAAAGAATCCCAGCTCCTCAATACATTCGCGTTCCATGCCGCCCAGTAGTGTTTCGCCTGTTTCAATTTTGCCGCCAGGCAGCCCCCATGCACCGGGATGTTTGACGTCATTGCGTAACAGATACAAGTACCTTCCAGTATCTAAACTACGAAACCAAACACCTACAGCTTTTAAAGCACTAGACTCCATGTTCCCCCGGGATACACCCCTTGATAACTTTTCACCCATGCGTCACCGTTCCATTCGTATTGTATACCAGTAGTTATGTTTGTAACATACTGGCCAGCAGCTTGTCCGTTGGCTCGAAACACCACCCGCCAGTAGTTGTTGCTGTATTCAATAATGTCGTTGGCGTCAGCAATCAATGATCTCCCGTTGGCCCCTACCCAAGCAGTGGCTGGGGCCAAGTTGTCTTCAGAGCCAGTGGCTTCGGTCAACAAGTATCGTTGCCCTTCTAAGGCAGAGTCTAACCCATCTTGTGGCCCGCTGGCCAAGGGATTGATCACAGCATCAATGGGTTCAAGTGTGTTTTGTGGTGCAGTGTCCGAGTCTACATCAAACAGCACAAAACGGTCATCGTTGGGATCTAACACAATAGTACCAATGACCTCTGACTCATCGGCCTGCACCAGTCTAACTTGACTAATACCAGGTCTAAGAACCCCATAGGTGCCAATCACTGTGGTCCATAACAAGTTACTGTCGGGCACAATTTCTGTAGGAGTCAATGTGTTGTTTCCAGGTTCTTGCACAATACTGCGTTGTTGCAGACATTGCAACTTATTACCAATAAGAACCACAGCCCAGTTGTAAGGAGTGATAATTTGTCTAGTGCCTAACAACAAGTCGTTGTTGGTAACAGCGTTGTTTAAGTCACCTTGTGAGTCATACATGGATGCAATCACACGTTCTACCACGCCCAGCTTCTTGACCTTTATTGGTGAGCTGAGCCAAATTGGAATGTTGAATTTGATTGTGGCCATGTCAATGGGGTTGTCGGTCCCAATGGGAACTGTGCGCGAAGTCCATGTAACCGACTCAAGTTCAACCACGGTCAAGCTGGTCCAGTCAATAAAGTTATCAGTACTCTGTACTTCCAAACTGGGATTAAACAAGGTCAACATCTGCTCTAACAACTGCATTTTTTGATTGGTATTTGATGTCCAAATATCTAGGGTTATTCCCATTTTGTAAGGCACAGGCATCAGGCGTTCAATAGTAAAGGCATTGCCTTGCGTGGGTTCAAAGGAGTCAGTGGCACTGTCATATGTACGTTGACGCACATTCACCTTGCTCACATGGTAAGGCTCTTGCATGCGCGGTCGATCATAGTCCAAACTACTAATGTAGAAAGTCATCAAAGGACTTGCTGGCATTGAGTTGCGGCTGTTCTCTTGCATGATCACTTGTGCGTTGCGACTGGCATCGCCATAGCGAACAGGCACACGAATCAGGGCGGCTTGGTTGACTCCGTCAGTTTCGTTGCCGTATTCAATTTGAAAGTTGCTGACAATTCTAGTGAATTGTAACAGGAATCGGCGTAGCTGCTCATCGTAAAAAAATTGTTGCATTGTTAACTCGATGGTTGTCCAGGTTGGGTATCAGGTGGCGGGCTCGGAGGTAAATTGCCGCCTTGATCACCGTTGTCCGCACGTGGTTTGAGAGCTTCACTAAGACTCTGGCGACTTGGAATATTACCCATGTCAGTGGTGCGTGTAGTATATGTATTGTTAACAAAGCTGGAGCGTAAAGTATTGTTGGTGGGGCCGTTGTTGAGATTGGTGCGCACACCATCTTCAATCTTGGCCCAACGTTTCACGGTTGAGTTGTATCTAAACAGTCTATTTGGGAAGTAGTCTAATCTCAAGCAATAATCTCCATCCACAGGGTTTAATGGGAAGGCAACGCCGGTTACCACTGGCTCACCATTTGGCACAGTGTCTCCGGTTAGATAGCCCTTGGTATAACCAGGGCCGCTTGGTGTAACATCCATGCCGCCCTGTGTACCGTCCACAGTGTTGTTGTCTCCTGTGGTTAGAGAAGTTGGATTAGCAGGACTACCATCAGCCAAGGTGGGCATGACATAATATTGCTGTGTATCGTATCCGCTTAATGGAACTTCAACATCAGCTTGTGTGAGTATGGCATCGTTGATTTGGGTGTCTTTGGTGCGAGCTGTGAACACATCGCTTTGTGTGGGCGGTGTGTAAATTTGCCAGTAGGTGGTGTTATTGATGTCTGTTCCAGCTGGTACGTTTTGTCGAGCCTGATAATAGACATCGCCGTAATTGTTGACCCCGCCAGTGGTATAGAAATTGCCGTTGTCCCAGATATTTTCGCTGACCACAGGCTTCTTGAGTATGTCTTTGAACTCTTGATTGTTGGTCATGGGTGTGGCTTTCACACGCCAGGTGTGCGGCATCCAAGTTTGACTCATGCCTTCTGTGGCATAATCAGCATCTTGTACCACATAGTACCGTGGCAAGGGCTGAGGAATGGCTTGATTCAGCGGATGGTAATCTTTCAAGTTGGGCACTTCCAGCACATCACCGTTCATGAGTTTGCGTCCAAATGTGTCAATCATGTCGTTGTAGTGGAACGTGATAAACAAGGTGTCATTGTTCAAGAACAGGCCAAATTGTGTTAGATCAAAATCCACGTCCTGGTGAGTATACACACCGCGCATGATGTAAACGTCTTGATCATAAATTCTATCGCGGTTTTCCAGCAACAGCAAATCTTGGATGTTTAGTGGATCCAGAGTGTCGTAAATGGGTTGTGTAGCATCGCCGTTGCCCGAAAGAGCCGAATCCTCGCCACCAGTTTGCGGACCAGCGTATTTGTGGACAAAGATGTCCATTCCCCCGACAGTGTACATTTCGGAGATTGTGCGGTCCAAAAACTGGTAATCGCGGGTTCGATTTGGGCGGTATAAACTTAGGCGTGGCATAATGTAGTATTTATGGGCAGGTTGACCAATAAATCCTGAACTGCTATAATTACT